CCCAAATAACTAAATTAAATAAAGATAAATTTAGAATGGGAAAGATTGTACGAATCAATGTAGAGGATTTCCCTGTAACAGACATGAGAATCAAGAAAGAAAGCAAATCAGATGTAATTGGACAACCATGGAATGTTAGTTTGGAACTCGGAGATTTAAAGGGTGATCTAGCCACTACTGAGACAGATTTACAACGAAGGCAGCAGATAAATGAGCTTTATGCTCAAGGAGCTACTAACATCTCGAACTACTCGTACAATGATAACGCAGACTCTGAAAATCCAGCGGAGATAATGGTTTATTTTCCAGAAGAAATTGTCAGATTAAACAAAGCTATACTATCCTATAAAACCGAGTCATTCAGATCATATGGAAGGGCAACAAAAGGAGGAGGCTCCACTGTTAAAGCTTCCACAACAGGTGGTGGAGGTTCAACTGTAAAGGCATCTACGACAGGCGGTGGTGGGGGTACGATAAAAAGTAGTACAACTGAAAGTGGTGGTGCTACAATTCAATCGACTTCCACAAAAACATTTACACAAATGAATCTTCAAACTGGAGTACCCACTAATGCTGTATCAGGGGAAGAATCAGACGAAGGCTTTCCCAATTATGGATATCATCTGCACGAACTTCAGATAAATGGTGAGCATTTTGAGCATAGTCATAATGTAGCCTTCCCAGCACATAGTCATGGGTTTAGTTTTCAATTAGAACCACATAATCATCCATTTGAATTTACCCTTGAAGATCATACTCATCCTTTTAACTTTACTCTTGAAGATCATACACATGATTTACAATTTGGTATTTATAAACTCGATAAGATGCCTGCCAAAGTTTCTATTAAAATTGATGGAAATGCAGTTCCTGTCACTGCTTTAAATGGTGACAACATCAATATAATTCCTTATTTATCAAAGGATAGTTCAGGTAAAGTGAATAGAGGTTGGCATACAATACACATTACTCCTGACGATTTAGGAAGAATTAATGCACAGATATATACACAATTTTTTATTCAAAGCAGAGGGGAAGGAGAATATTAATGACCAAGTTGAAAATAAACACGCATAGCGGAAGTCAATATGAAGCTGAGGTTGCAAATTACAATGCAGCTGAAATAAATGAAAAGCTTAATAGAAATGATGTAAACACAGTTGCCTTTGGAGATATTATTGTTTCTCGAATTGATGTTAAATCAGTAGCCCCAATCGAAGAATTAACAGTTCCGGCGCAACAGGAAGAAACCACAGAAGAATCTAAGGTTGAAGAGCCAAATCAAGAAGAAACCATAATAACAGGATAAGTGGTTAAGGAAGGGAAGAGGCTATGGAAAAGAAAGCGGATTTTAAATTCAACATTTCTTCTATGTCACCTCAATATGCTGGTTCTTCGAATGTGCGTTTTTCCACACAAGACGAAGGGTCAGCTATTTTAACATTCTTTTTATATAAGGATGGAGCTGCACTGCCTTTAAAAGGAGTAACGGGGAAGATTGCCTTGAAGATGGCTGATGGTAGTAAGTTTGTAGATACTCTCTCCATTATTGATGTGGATAAAGGGATTGCAGAGTATAAATTAACCCCTGAACAAATAAAACACTTCGGTGTAGTTGTTTCAGAGTTATATCTGAATTATGATAATGGACCAAAAATGTCTGTCCATCAATTTAGCTTTACTATTGAGCAAGCTCTAATTGATTCTGATTTACGCATGCTAACAGAATTTTATATTGATGACTTTGAATCACTTAAAAATGCCATAGCTTCTATGGCTGATGAAACAAAAGAGGTTATTACTTCTGTAGGAACTAACATTGATCAGGCGAAGGAAATAGCAGAGGAGACTATCTCATTAATTGAACAACAACAAGTGGTAAAACGAAATGATGAAGGTATCTTCAACTTTAATATTTTTAACGAGGAAACAAGGCGTATTTTACAAGGTTTGTCTCCAGGTCAAATAAATGCGGTCTTGGGTTATTGGAACGTAATAAACGATAACATAAAGAGACAAACAATTGATCCAACAAAGTTAGCTGGTAGCAACGTAGTGAATGTTTTTAATCCAGGAACGTCAACTGATGGATACTTTTTAGGTGGGACAGATTCAACAGCAGACTTAGAACAGGATATAAAAACAGCAGATTCTAACTGGGTTATTTCTGATTATATCCAAGCGAAAGCTGGCGAGAGTTTCACTGTGGATGCAACTAGTACAGCAAATAGTGTAATTGCCAGGATTTACGATAAGGATAAAAAGCCAATTAGAAATATTAGGAATACAACAGCATGGGTTGGCACGACAGTGACGATAACTGATACAAATGCAGCTTATATTCGTTTTAATATTCCTGTAGATGCTAAACCCAAAACGGAGAAAATGATCGCTGTCGGCACAAATTATCCAACATCATTTGTTCCCTACATGCAAACTGTTTTAGATTGGCTTACCTTTAAAGCTAAATCAATTAATTTATCTGTATTAGCTGACGAGGTAATCGCGGAAATTAATAAGACAGTGAAGGCAGACAAAATTGAAGGTACTACCGCCGTTACTCCTTCTGCTAACTTATTAAATCCAGCAACAGTAACAGCAGGGAAAAGGTTAGCGAAATCAGCAACATTCCCAAGCGGTGGGGAGATATTTGTTGCGGATGGTAACTGGGGGTATGGTGACTTTATTCCAGCTTCACCAGGTGATGTATTTTCTTGCAAGGGTGGATATTCAGCGGGTGCAGTAATTGCCATGATTTATGACAGCAATAAAAAAACAATAGATGCTATTACGGAAACCACTTCTTGGGTAACTCCAAGAACAATTACCCTACCTACAAATGCAAATATCGCTTATGTTCGGTTCAACTTAAATCTTCAAAACACTTCAGCAGGTGCCTTAATGATTGTAAAAGGTATCACTTATCCTGCAGAGTATATAGCTTATACAGGTAACTTAAAAACAATTGATTGGTTTGCAGTAAAACCACAATCTATAACAAGAGCAGAACTGGCTACAGATGTTAAAAATCCATTAGATAATGCTGCCAAAGAAATAAGGAGATTTGTTACTCCACGAAAGTTTTACGCTAGGACAGATAGTGCAGATACATTAAGGGTGTTCTACAGAGGGATAGTTTCAGCTGCAGATTTACGCAATCTGCTCTATAAATCCACTTATTTAGATGGAATAGCAAAAGTGCGAGAAGATCACTTTACCTTTTCCAAACAAACAACAGCAGGTGTAAGAGCAGACACAATATACATGTACGACCCGAAAACAGGGGTATTAATAGACAGTAAAGTTGTTTCTCTTGTATGGTCCGACCCTACAACCAAATCTAATCCAACATCTTCTAAAAATATATTGTATTTCGGGGATAGCTTTACACAAGCTGGAGTATATCCAACAGAAATGAACGATTACCTTGTGGTGCAAAAAGGTTGGACAAACTATAAATTCATCGGTCAAAAAACAAATGATGATGGGATTAAACATCAAGGTATGGGTGGTTATGCTATTCATGACTTCGTTATCCCACCTGAACAAATGCGTGCAAACTTTAATATTAATCCATTCTATAATCCAACAACTAAAAAGTTGGATTTCAAGTATTATATGTCCAACAATGGATTCGAGGGTGATATTGACTTCATGTTCTTAGGACACGGAGTAAATGATTTGCTTACCTATGGTCGAACACCTGACCAGATTGTAGCTGATATTAAAACGTTTATTGATCAGCTGCATGTTGACTATCCAAACTGTAAAGTACTGATGAGTGGATTGGTTCCATTAAGTCCGTTAAATGATATGTATGATGCGTACCTTCATAACAATAAAGTTCTTGATGTAAATAAGGCATATGATGATTTTGCTGCAGGAAGCTCTTATAGTAGTTTTGTTACTTACGTTCCAGTTTGTGCGGAATTCAATGTTGATTATGCTTACGAATATGAAATGAAAGCAGCTTATAAATACTCTAATGAACTAATTAAAGTTTTAAAAGACTGGCTTCATCCGTATAAACCAGGTTATGCCATGATAGCTAATCAACAAAAATCAGCGTTTTTATCGGTAATTTAAAAAGGAGGTAAGGGAAATGGCCATTCAAATTGTCTTTAATAAGGTTATTTATGGGGAAGTACGAACCTATGAAGAAGCATATCTGCAAATAACCTATGTTTCTGGAACAAAAGATGGAGTAGAAATAACACTTAGTTTTTTTGATTCTGCTAATAAAGGTTTTGTACTTGAAAAAAGACAGTACAGCTTTATTCCGTCAGTCGAACCTGATGCCAAAGAATGGCTAACACAAGGATATGAATTCTTAAAGACACTTCTAGAGTTTGAAGATGCAATTGATATCTTAGAAGAAGGGCAAACACCACTTAATGAGTAGGTGTATTTTTTTATCTTGAGAACCTTCTTTATCCATATATTAGTGGTACAATATATGAAAATATTAGGAGGTTTTATATGACAATCATTATAGCCACTCATACAAAAGACGGTATTTTAATTGCATCAGATAGTAGGTCAACTGCTTTTAAGAAAATAGGAAATGAGTTAATGCAGATTGATGGATATGATAATGATAATACCAAAAAGATTTTTAGTTTGAAAAATAAGGATATTGTAATTGCTCATGCAGGACAACAAAATTTTTTCAAGCAGAATATTGAGGGATTAGTCGAATATTTGGACGGCACTATAAAACAGAGTGATAAGATTGTTGATATTGCTAAAATTATTTTAGACTTGATGCAATCAACTGAATTTATTATTCCTACACAATTTTTTCTGGCTGGATATGAAGATGAAAAACCCTTTCTATATTTGGTAGACAATAAGGGGATTCACCTTATTTCAAAAGAACGTCCAATCCCAATAGGTTCAGGGAGTGAATATTTCCCATTGGCTTATCCATATGATCATGGTTTTGGAGAAGATTATTTATTTAGAACTAGTTTGATTGTTAGGCAAATTGTGGAGAGGTTAATATTAATGGATACTAATTGTGGAGGTCCCGTAGTAGTATATTCAATAACTCCAAATCAAATTAAGTTATTAGAACACAGAAGACCAAACGTTATATAAACCATTGAAAAGCACTCTATAATTTAAGTGCTTTTTTTATTTCACTTTAAGGATGTGAATCAATTTGCATATAGAGAAAAAAGGGGGAGATAGCAATGTCTGTGGAAACGGAGGTGCAGCCAACAATGAATACTGAATATGTAACTAAAGCAGAAATGGAATTATGGAAAAATCGGGTGTACGCAGTGGAAAGGGAGCAAGACAGGCAAAGCGGAAAGATTGATTTTATTGAAAAACAGCTTGGAAAGATTGAAGAAAATACAACTTGGATTAAAAGAGCTATCATAGGAGCGTTAATAACAGCGATTTGTACCGGTGTAATAGGCGGAGCAATCGCTATTTTTTATAATCTTTTACAGAAATAGGAGTGATTCAAATGGACAAAGGTACAATTATTAGAACTTTGGTATTGCTTATAGCTTTAGTAAATCAACTCTTAGTCAGCTTTGGTCTATATCAAATACCGGGAACCGGTGAGGAGCAAACTGCTTTTCTAACCACCGTATTTACTTTCATTACAGCTACTATTGCTTGGTTTAAAAACAACTACGTGACCGCCAAAGGGAAGAAGCAGAAAGAATTATTGGTCGCACACAATTTAGCTAAGAAAAAGTAAGGCTCCTATTAAGGGGCCTTTTTTATTTGGAGGTGGTTGCGGTGTTAAAGAAAATCAAATGGTTCTTCAGTAAGGTAGATCCAACTGAGCAAGAGATTTTATTAAACGAAAAATATTAAGGAGATGGTTTAAATGACATTCATTCCAACTTATCACGGAAGAAATCTTACAAATTTAGCGCAACTTGGAGACAACACGAAGAAGGCAGCTGTAGCTTGGTATTCCTGGTTAATTGAAAATAAGATTGATGTACTTATTTATGAGACTATCCGAACTACGGAAACACAAAAAGGGTATTTAGCTAGTGGTAAATCCCAAATACTAAAGTCTTATCATATTGTTGGCCAAGCATTGGATTTTGTTCCTGTGGATGGCAAAGAAACTTTATGGAATGGTTACGGTAAGGCCGAAATCAAAAGGGCTATTGCTAAAGCGAAGGAACTTGGATTCAAATGGGGTGGTGATTGGACTGGGTTTGTTGATAAGCCTCACTTAGAATTCCATTACAAAGGACATGGTACAGACACATTCAAGACTAAAGGTACGACTATTTTTTTAGGGGTAACAAAAACAATCAAAGAAGTTGCAGCTGTAATAGATGTAGTGAAGGTTGATACTGATGGAGATATAAACATTAAAAAACTTCAAACCTTCTTAAATGGGTATACAAAGAAAGCAAACTTCACTAAGTTGGTTGTGGACGGATATAAGGGTCCTAAAACAAAAGCTGCAGCTATTCGTGTATTTCAGTACTTTGCGAAAGTATCAATTGATGGTGTATTTGGCAAGAAATCAAAAGCTGCGTGCCCAGTTGTTGAGTCAGGTACTTCATGGAGTAAATGGACTAGACTTGTTCAAGGAATGTTGTACTATCATGGATATAACCCTAATGGTTTGGATGGAATTTATGGAACTGGGTGTAAAGCTGCAGTTAAAGCATTCCAGAAGGATAATGGTCTTACACAAGATGGAGAAGCAGGTCCGGACACTTTCGCTAAGTTCTTTGCATAAAAGAATATTATCTGAGCAACCTAATTAAGAAGGTCGCTCCTTCACCTGACGGCCTTACTCTTTGGAGTAGGGCGTTTTTTCAGAGGTTAGAAATTGAAATTAACAATGCAAAAAGGGAGGTGCATGTATGGATGAATTTATTAAGAATTTAGACTTACATGCTAAGGGATTTTGGTGTCCTTTAATATGGACAATAATATTAGTATTTTATGTATTAATAATGAGAAAAAAACACCTGAATTGGCTGCAAATATATTGTACTCTAGGAATTATTAGTATGCTTGCTTGGTTATCAAACAGTATATTCGGAGTATTTTTAGATTGGGTTGACTTTGGAAATCCAGCAGCAACTGGTCTTGCAGAAATGTTAACCTATACATTTATTCCATCCTCATTAGCAATTATATTTTTAAATAAATTTGAAAAAGAAAATCGTTTAAAATGTACAATTCTTTTTGTTATCATATCCTTATTTATTGAATGGACATGTAATGCTAGTGGATATATGGTATATAAACATTGGAATTTATTTTTCAGTGTACCTGTATACTTTGTAATTTATTATGCTGTTTTGCCAATACATTACTATTTAATTAGAAAAATTAATTCAGTGGAATTTAAGATTAAGGAAGTATAGAATAAAGTTTAAATATTGCCTCGCTCTTAGGAACAGAACACTTTTTTGTTCCAGATATCAAGTATTTGTATATAATAAAAAGACTATTTTAGTCTCAATTTCAGTTTTGCCTTTAATGAAGAATCAATTTTGGACTCCGAAGATGTCAGCGGAGTTCTTTTCTTGTTGAAACAAAAAAGGTGTACCTATATGGTACACGCTTTAAAAAGGAAGGTTTCTTTGAGAGTACGGATGCCCCCGACTCGTAGGCAGAAAGCTTTGTGACTTCCACATCACATTAATAAGATATTCATTGTACAAGGATAAAACACGGCACTTGTCCAAGTGGCAAATAATTAAGTGTTACATATTATATAAGTATCTCCATTCATCTATATGTAAATAAATTGTACTTGCCTTACTCTTTGGAGTAGGGCTTTTTTTATTTATTTATTTATTTAGGAAGTGAGTATCAATAGAAAATTTAAAATCTAAACTGTTGAAAAAACCTCCCTATCGGGAGGTGATAACTTATAGATTAGTTATTTCATAATAAACAATTTGATCATATACTAGGTTTTCAGTTCTTTTTAGCTCTTTGTTATTAAAGGTGTAGATTGCCTTTCCTTCACCATTTAATCTCGAACCAAGCCAACTCTCAAAATCATCTGCTTCTTCTGTTTTAAGAGTGTATTCTTTTTCGAATCCATCAGACATCTGTATTCTAAGAAGTACTTTTTTACTTTCTGTAGCTGGTTCTTCTGTAGTTGGCTCCTCAGTTGCCGGTTCCTCAGTAAAGTTAGCAGGGTAAACGTTAAATTCAAATACTTTATTATCAGTATTAGACTTATTGTGTATTGCAACTTTGGTCACATCAGCTGTACTAATATCTTCTGGTAATTTTTCTAATGAGCCATCTTTAGTTGTAGCAGTATAAGTTTTAATTAACTGATTTGAGCTATTGAAAAAATAAACATTAATAGTACTATCAGGACTATCTGTTTTTAAACGAATAAATCCAATTTTAGCAGGTTCAGTTAGCTCAAATACAAAATGATCTAGTCGAGTTGCACCAGAGTCATAACTTGCTAGAACATCGTATGTAGATTCATCATTATCGGTAACTTTAGCAACTTCATCAGTTTTTACAGTTTGCGATGAAATTGCTTTATGACCAACTATAGAGTCAATTAGTCCACCAGAATAATCTATAGTTGTGCTTTCTTCATTTGCAAATGAGTGGATGCTATATGATAGTGATATAAAAGCAATAATAACAATACTAGCCACAGTAATCCTTTTAAACATAATAAAACCTCCCATAATTTTCTGTACACTAGTTATATATCGGATTATGTAATAATAATTTAATTAAATTATCTATTTTACTTTTAATTGTGTTTTTTTATAAAAGGACATTTAATGAGTATTATCGAATATAGGGAGGGATGTTAAATGAAAGACCCAGGTATGGTAGGGCAAAGACTTAAAGATCCAGGAATGTTAGGACAAAAAGATCCAGGCGGTGGTAGAAATAAAAAAGACCCAGGCGGCGGTGGCTGGGCTTTATCTTATGATCCGCCTTCAGGTGGCTGACCTTACTTTTAAGTAAGGTTTTTTATATGTCTTTATGTAAGTAATAAGATAATAATTTCTGTGTGTTATTTTTTAAATTAGCATTAAAGAATCGATGTTCTTCATGATAACCCTTATAATAAATATTATATTCAGTGAAAGTTCCATCATTTTCGCCTCGAATAACCTTCATTTTAAATTTTCTCATTTCATCATTGATTTTCTTTAAGTCTTTTTGAACCTTCAACATTGTGTTCTCAATTAAATTCACATAGACTAATTTAATTTTAAATGGGGTTACTTCAGTAACCTTGCGGTCGTATTCTAAAACTGAAAGCACCAAGGGTAAATAAATGGATTGTTCAACTAACTTTAGGTCCTCATCTGATATTTTACTCATTGCTTTTACACCTTCTGCACATCCACAATTTTTAGAAAAGGAATGTAATGAATTAAATCATTCTTATCTTTAATCCGAAACTCTTTCTTTATATAATCAATAAAGTGTGTATGGCCGATTATGGACTCGATAAATCCTTTCTTAAATAGTTTAAACTCCAACTGCAAGTTATACTCCATTGCTTCATGTAATAGCATTTCAATTTCAGTTAATCTGTCCTCATCCAATATAGGTTGTTTTACTTTCTCAAGGTTTATTAATTCCTGTTTTACTGCTGCAACATGTTCTGGAAGCATTATTGCTGTCCATTTAATATTCCCACGGTCCATAATCACGACATCCATCTCCTTTTATATATTTAAAATATACCAGAACAATCGTTCGCATTCAATGTTGATTTAGAACAATTGTTCGTATATAATATATTTCAAAAGGGAGGTCTTATTGATGAATGGATTACTTAAAAGAGCTGTAGAAAGTAACGAGGTATTAGAAATGATTTATCAAAACAATAAAGGGGAATTCAGTCAACGTAGGATTCAGGTTATTAAAGTGAATGAAGAGTCCTTTAGTGCCTATTGCTTTACTCGTAAACAGCAGCGCACTTTTAAGTTAACCAGTGTTTTATCAATTGGACCAGCACGTAAAGTAAGGAGAGGTGCGTAATTATGGATTTAACAAAGCCTAAGAAGATTAAAAAACCTGCAAGACCAACAAGAGATGAATTCGAATTAGAGGAAATTGCCAATACCTTAACGGAAGCATTAGAGGAAAAGAATGAACTTAGACTAACTGTGTGGAAGAGAGAAGATCCTGTTAGAGGTAAAGTAGTGAAGATGGATGGTAATACGAAATTAATACATATAGAGAACTTTACTGAGACAATTAAAGTTAAATTCATGGATATTTTATATGTTCAGAGAGTGTAAAAGCCCAACTCGTTTGAGAAGGGCTTTTTCTATTCATAAAACGTTTATTTAATATTAAAATTTTGTTCACCTAATTTTTCGCCACCCATACCTTGTGTAGCTATTAACGTTACAGGAGTTTCTAAATCATCTAACTCATAAGCTACTGCGTTTTTAACTGTCCCGTCTTTTTTTATTGTTTCTAATTGAGAATCCAGAAATTGGTCATCTGGAAGTCCAGTAACTTCAAGGGTATTGACTTTATTAGGATCATTATCTTGTACTGCTTCAAATACTGCCATCCAACCAGTAGTAGAATTAATATCTTTATCACTTAAATTAGTTGTTTCATACCAAATTGCAAATACAGGTTTATCCCCATATTCATTTCCTTTTTCACCTGGTTGAATTACTTTAGTTTCTGTGATTTTGATTTTTAAGTCATTTAATTTTGCTTCATTATCTTTAAAATAGAGCTCATTATTCGTTTCTTTTTCTTTATTCGTATTTTCTGAAGTTGTATTTTTATTTGTAGAATCAGAACCATTTTTCGTTCCTTCGTCTTGATTTCCACAACCAACGATTAAAAATAGTGTCAATGCAGAAATTATTATTAAAACTTTTTTCATAATTGTTCCCCCTCATATGTATCTAATGCCGGAATTAATTTTAATGCTTGTGATATTTTTTTACTATACTTTCGACAAAAGTAGACAAGTTATTTCTTGTATTCGTAAAAATCATCGACTTTACACTCCAATAAATCCGCTAAAATAAATAGTTTGTCTGCTGTTGGGTATGTTTTCCCTGTAACCCAATTAGATAAAGTATTATGCGTTATATTTAATTCTTTTATTATGTATTCTCTTTTATATTTACTAACTCTAAGTAATTCTCCAATTTTGCATTTAAACAAATTAATCACCTCAAATAATCATTCTCCAAAAGTGTTATTAAAACCTTTCCAAATTATTTTGGAAAGACTTGCATAATTTCATTCCAAATCCAATACCATTTACTATACCAAATGAATTGCCACCCTAGTAGCTAGTTCGGGCATATGCCAGATGCCTACATATCAAGGGATAAATCATTGAATTTGAAATGCTAGATCGATGGGATAGATTCTTAAGAATCTATAAAGAGGTGGCGTGTGGAAGGAGGATATTATGTTTTTTGAAGCAATCACAACTTTGTTGATGGGAAGCCTTGCACTTCAAGCGCATTTTTCAAAAACTGGAGTAGGAAATGATTCCAAGAAATTAAATAAAATATTTGCTCTATCTGGATTAAATGTAAAAGATGGCACTCAGACATTAACTGCCCAGCAGATGAAAAAAAGAAATTACTCCTGGGGTACAGAGTACAAATATCGCATTCCTTTAGGACGGAGCTTTGAGGACTATCTCAATAAACAACAGGTAATTGAAGCCGGCTTAAACACACGTAAAGTAAAAATACAATTAGGCGACTTGAAACAGCTTAAATTAGACAAACAAATCATTTCTAATATTAGAAACTTGTATCAAAAAAAGTTAACTGAAAAAAAGGAAATAGAACTGTCTTATGACGGCATGTTAGTAGTTAGAGTTTATGATGAGCCATTGCCAACTTTGGTGAATATGTTTGAAGGTAAAAAGTGGGCTGTACCTATTGGTATAACAAGAGAGAAGAACGAAAGGATTCAACATGACTTTGAAAAAATCCCACACTTTGTGTTAGGTGGCGCAACTAGGTATGGGAAATCCAATTTAATAAACGGAATTATTGTTTCTTTAATTAAGCAGCGGCCCAAACAAGTGAAACTTCACCTTGTGGATTTAAAAGGTGGAGTCGAGCTATGTGATTATGAAAACATTGAGCAAACAGTGAACATTGCCTATGAACCTGAGCAAGCCTTGGCAGTCTTATCGAATGCTTATAAAGAAATGAGAAGGATGCAGGAACGGCTGAGAGCCGTGGGAAAGAAGAATGTACAGGAAGCAGGGATACAAGAAAGGCATTTTATCATAATCGATGAGGTAGGGGAGCTTAATCCTGATGAGGCAGTAGATAAAAAAGACGTAAAAGAGAATGGTGTCCTCATTCACAAAAGTGAAAAGACTATCAAAGAAGAATGTCAAAAATACATGAGTCAGATATCGAGATTAGGAGCAGGCTTAGGATTTCGTTTAATCTTAGCAACCCAATATCCAACAGGTGATGTTATTCCGCGGCAATGTAAACAAAACAGTGATGCTAAGTTATGTTTTCGAGTCCAGTCTTCCACAGCTTCGAATGTTGTGCTGGATGGTCCTGGCGCTGAGCAGCTGCCGCAAATAAAAGGTCGTGCCATTTATCAAACTGCTGATAACAAAATTATTGTTCAAGTTCCATTAACAGAAACAGATATTATTGAATCCACCATAGAACCACACATAAGAGAGGTGAAACCAGTTGAAGCAATTAAAGAAAAGACAGGAGCAAATCCTATTATCATTGAAAAAACTGGACTTTCTTAATCGTGATCAACTGCAGACTATCCACAGGCTGGGGAAGATACGTAATACGAACCGAATACTAAAAGAGTTGTCTCCCTACTTAGAAAGTTATCGAGAAGAATACTCCACGATTTATTACTTAAATGCTGAAGGTAGAGCCTATATAAATTCTAATAAGGTTAGACGGAAAAACCCTTTTGTTAATCACACAATCATGCGAAATGATTTCTATATCTTTGCTAAGTTTCCGACAGAATGGGCTAACGAAGTTAAAGTCAGCGATGGCATCACCACTATTTATACAGATACCTGGTTTAAGGCTGGTGAGAAGTATCATTTCTTAGAAGTGGACTCCCTTCAAAAGATGAAGGAAAACAGAGTGAAAATAAAGAATTATGCTGCTTTATATAAGGCGGGCCACTTATCAAAGCATTTTGGATATTTCCCTAAACTTATATGGTTGACTACAACAGAGTTAAGAAAGAAGCAACTAAAAGAACTGTGTAAGGATATACCTTGTGTTGTTTACACGATTGAAGACATTAAATGAGGAGTGATTAGAATGCAAACTATAGCATTTAACGATTTCATGTCAGGTAGTTATAAAAAGGAGAAAAAGGAAGTAAAGAATAAAGTAAATGTAAGTAAGGTTGTTAGAAGGATAGGAACTTCCATTGCAATTCCTTTAGTTATGGCGAAACCTGCTTTTGCAGCAAGTAATGTAGAGGCAGTACCAGCCAGTGCAAAAGAATGGATGGGGGAACAGACTATTTCAGCCCTTGCTCACGCCTTAGATCCATTAGTTGATGTGCTTGTTGCTTTATCCTTTCCAATTGCATCTGTGATAATTGTGGGAGGCTGTTTCTTCTTTATGTTAGGTAATAGTGAAAAGGCTTGGTCAACAATTCAAAATGCTGGATTAGGTTATGTCTTAATTCAAATTTCCCCATTAATTTTAAATGTATTAAAGCAGATTGGTAATGCTGTATAAACGAGTTTCTTCATTAATATGTTATTAAAAATAATAACAGCCGATTATACTTAAAATCGGCTGTTACATCACAAAGCGGGCTTGCCCACAATTTGCCCACAAGTTATTTGTTTTGCATTGTTTTCTATTGGAAATGTAAAATAAGGAGTGACGAAAAACCTTATGATACGAATGGTTTTTGAACTT